TTTTTCTGGAAATGCTACTTTTTGAGCAACAAAAAATGAACCTGTTCTAATTGCTAAAGGACCTCCACCAAATCCTCCAGTATTAACAGTTTTTCTTTTAATTCTAAATCTACCAACTTTACCCTTTACTCGCTTCCACTCATTTGTTAACAACTCTGCTTCTTCTGTTGGTATATTATTACCCGTCATTCTAGCAGCAGCCATTCTCTCCCTTAATAAAGAGAGGTATGTTGCATAATCAATGTCGAAGACATTATCGATCCCTAATAATTTTAATACCCTTTCATCAATATCTTCATCAACAAGGTCCTCTTCATTAACACCTTCATATAATCTTTCTTTACCTGGGGGTTCTTGTTGTGAACCATTAGTTTTATCAGTAGGAACTAATGCACCAGTATCCTTTTCTTTTGGTAATTTTTTCTTAGTTCCTAGATTTTCTACATAATATTCCCATAAGTATAAAATATAACTATTAAACGACTCCCATTCTTTTGAATTTTGTGGTCTAGCATATTTTGGTGACGGATAATCTTTTGTAGATTTGTCCCAAGCACTTAAAAAGATATCTTTAACTCTGTCTGCATTTACATTATATGTGTTTGCAATCAAAAATTTAGCAAAGTCCATTCTTTCTGCAAGAATGGATCTCCACAGTCCACGCTTTGCCTGAACAGAAGAATAAGATATAAACTTTTCTACATACTTGGGTTTATCCGCCATTTTGTTGTTGCTTTAATTTCTCTTCTTCTAAGTGAGCCTTCAACAGAGCAACATAAACATCTCGCTCCCATGGCATTAGATTTTCAATTTCAGTTAATGAATATTTATGATACTGCATTAACGCAAAATTTAATTTATAATAATTCTCCAAGTCCATGTGAGAGAGGGCTATGCGAAAAAACTTGATAGTCCCTCCAGAACTACAGTACTTTCAACTCCAGTTTTAGGATTCTTAACTGCAATTTCATGAGATAATTTTGGCATAGTCTCAAAGAATTTTTCAATTTGTTTAAATTGAGATGAATTCATTTGATCTAAAAACTCAACAACTTCTTTTTTAGTTAAATCTGAAGTTGCCCAGGATTCCTCTTCGGTATAAATTTGATCAATACAAGTAGCAATAAGGTCAAAAGATTGTTCAACTGTACCGCCAGAGGCAAAATCAAAATTATTTTTAATAAATTGGTCTAATGATGGATACTTCATTTCCATCATAATACTATCATCAACTTTAATTTGTTTATTATGTTCTTCGTTCTTTTTAACACTAATATCATCAATATTAATTTTAACTGGCACTAATGTTTCTTCATCATCTGGACAAATCACATTAACTTCTAAATCTTCACCTACAGACTTTCCTCTAATATTAAGAAATAAATATTCAATATCAAATGTAGGCAATTCTTCTACTTTAATGCTTTTTGTTAAAACACAGTTTTTAATTACGGTTTTGATTGCCGTAGTAATTTGCTTAGTATCTTCACTTTCTAAAGCAAGAACAAGAAGTTTTTCCTCTCTTACCAAAAAAGGTCTATATTGAATTGTTTTACCAGTTGATGGCAATTCAAGTTCATAAGTTGGTGTAGATATCTTAGGTAAAGGCATGATATTCTGATATAAGTTTCAGTATGTTTATTTATCAGGCATTTCCGCCCCCAGTTGTTGTTCTATTATTAGTAGTTCCCCAATTTGAACCAAATCCCCTTAAATTAAATGGTTGCGTTCTAGAGTCATTACTAATATTTCTTTGCAATTCTTGCGATCTTAACTCTGAAGTAACATTATTTTGGGGATTCAATGTGCCAAGAGCACCAGCAGAAGGAACTTCTGGGTTACCTGGAGAGTTTTGATTGCGTTCTTGATTAGCAGATGTTGCTGTTAGTTGCCTATCCACATAATAACGACTGTAAGTAAAAGATACTGTTACTTTTAATAGATCAGACGCATCATAGGATACTGGAATGGAATTTATTGATTTAGGATAAGCATCAACAAAGTTGTAAATCAAAAGAGGTACACCTCCTACAGAAAATCTACTACCTAAATTTTTCTCAAATTTAACCACTTGAAGTGTACCTTTATATTCGGAAGGATACCTTGCTCTAGCATAAAAGGTACTTTGATTCAATCTAGAACTATCCTCTCTAACAATATATCTAAGCCATGCATCAAAGAATCTAATTTGCTGATAATTACTATCCTGAGTTACTAAAAAAGTAAAGTCTATTGTATCATCATACAATCTTCTATAGGCATGTTTTTCAGTAACTCCCATATAGTCAAGAGTTTCTATTGTAGCAAGACTAGACCCTGGAAGATTTGCTTCTGTGCATGTCAGTTCCATCAATGACAAATCGTAAATAATTCCAAATTCAGATCTTATATAATTTGCTAAAGTTGGTTCTCCGTCATTATTTCCTTGAGAAGACCCTTGAGGGGGATATATCATAACTGAATAATGAGAAGTTAAAGCAGGATTAAGAATCCTACTCTTCAAAGTATTCATCGTAACTCCAGAAGATATTGGAGGCGTTGCCATCTAAATAAAGTTAACTGTTTATATTATATGTAGTACACTTAATGAACGAAAGTATAAAGAGCAAGTACAAACCATCCTATCCCCAAAAATATAAAGGAAATCCCAACAATATTATTTGCAGAAGCAGTTGGGAACGAAAATTTTGTGCTTGGTGTGATTTGAATGAAAATATAATTGAATGGGCAAGCGAAGAATTTTATATCCCTTACATATCACCATTAGATAAAAAAATTCATCGATACTTTCCAGATTTTATTATAAAAGTAAAAGAATCGACAGGACATATTAAAACTTACGTAGTTGAAGTGAAACCAAAGAGACAGACAGTTCCACCAACAAGAAAGTCAAGGGTTACAAAATCTTTTATTTACGAAGCAAAAACATATGAAGTAAATAAAGCAAAATGGAGAGCTGCAGAAGAATGGTGTAAAGACCGAAGATTAGAGTTTAAAATTATTACAGAAGACGAACTAGGAATCAAGTAATGTCTAAAAAAACTCTTTTTGAGGAACTAAAAGAAGAAGTAGAAGTAGAAGAAGGTAGATCACCTTTCTTTTATAGAAGAGCATTTCGCAGATTAACAAGACAATATTTGAATAATCCCAAAAAATTTATTCTAGATGAGCGAAGAGATTCTGCTCAGGAAGACCCTGAAGACCAAGACGAAAATTTATTAAGAAGAGTTCCTCGTCAAGGTCACATTTATATGTTTGAATATAACCCACCATTTAAAAAAGATGTTAAGGTATTTGATCCATTTCCTTTAGTATACGTAATATCTTTTGATGGAAAATCTTTTATGGGATGTAATTTACATTACATTCACCCAATCAAAAGAAAGATGGTTCTTGACAATCTAAAAGATGGAAAATTAACATTACCTTATAGTTCAATATCTAAATATATAATAAGTCAAATTGATGGACTACTTTTAGATATTGCATTTAATGAGTGGACTGTCGCCGCCAACTTACCTATAGAAGGATTTGTTTCTATTACAAAAGGTGAGCAAAAAGATTTAATGTTAGAAGATATTTGGAAACAAACTAACAAATCTTTTAGGAATATGTTGCGGGGATCAAGAATATATAAAAGTTATGGTCAAAACGATCAGGATTTTAAAGGAAAGTAAAAATGTCTAGAGCTACAAGACAACCAGGTTCAGTCATATCGAATACTAATCCAGCTCTAGCTAATTCTGACGTTATAATTGGCGGAACTCAAAGATTACAATATCAAGGTCAACTAGACACAAATCAAAATTATAGAGTAGTTTATGTTCCATCAACCAGAGAAACAATAGTCGTATTGCAGACATTCAATCCTCTTGGTGCTGCAAACACACTAGATGCTAATCAAAGAATAGCTACTTTAGGTCCAAATAATAGATGGATTCCTTCAGAATATGCAAACACTTTAGGTGGACAACCTTTAGTAGATGCAATAAACCGTAATGGCACAACTGCAAATAATTTTACACAGTCGGCAAGAATTGCCATAAATCAAGACTCTGTAGATAGAACTGGAAGACAATTAACTTCCCAACAAATGTCTACAGCTCAAACTTCTGCTAATTCCAAATCACCATCATTAACAACCAATTCAAATGTTTTAGGTTCCTCTGCAACAGGTGCTCAACAGCAGCAACAACCACCACAGCAAGGTAATTCAACTCAACCAGATGGAACAGTACCTCCAGGTGGAACTCCACCAGACCCTCAACAACAAACAACAGATGCTCGTGGGTCTGGTAGTGTAGTTGGAAACAGATCTGCTGCAGCAGATGCGGTGTCTACCGTAGTGAGCATAGATTCTTTAACTGGTTCTGGGCAAGCAGCAACAGGAGGAGCAGGTGCAATAGAGTATCCATTAGCTTTTCCACCTAATATGGATTATATTAAATTTACTGAAAAAAATTACGGGAAGAAAACATTTAGTTCAGAAAATCTATCTTTTAATTCAAGAGCAAATACTGCAACTGGTAATAGTGTTAAATTACCAATACAAACTGGAATTAGTGATGCCAATACTGTTGGATGGAATGAAGAAACATTTAATCCTGCTCAGATAGCTGGTTCTCAATTAGCAATTGGTGGAATACGTGATGGTATGGATGGATTTGTTGGTCAGATTGGAAATGTTGTTGATAAAATGAAAAGTGCAAATACAGATATTGAAAAAGCAATCATTGCATACTTTACCGAACAAGCAGTAGGTGTTCAAATTTTACCTAAGGTTGGTGGTGCAATTTTTAACCCAAATACAGAATTATTATTCCAAGGACCTCAATTAAGATCATTTAATTTCTCATTTAGATTTACTCCAAGGTCAAAAGACGAGAGTATAAGAGTGAAGCAAATATTAAGATTTTTTAAATCAAGTATGGCAGCACAAACCTCAGAAAAAGAATTATTCTTAAAAGCACCAAGAGTTTTTGGGATAGAGTTTTATCATGGAGGAAGTGGAAAACAACATTCTGGTATAGGTAAGATAAAAGATTGTGCATTACAGGCATGTAATGTTGATTACACACCAGATGGAAGTTACATGTCTTTTAAAGACGGTGGTATGGTTTCTTATACTGTGAATTTACAATTCATGGAGCTAGAACCAATTTATGCTAAAGACTATAACGAATCAGACAACCACCCAATAGGATATTGATAAGATGACGCAAGAATATTTTAAAAAAGTACCTAATTTTGAATACATTTCTAGAGGATTAAATAAAAATTCTCTATCAGATTATACTACTGTCAAGAATTTGTTCAAAAGAGCAAAAATAAGAGATGATATTTTTAAAAATGTCTCCTACTTTCAAAAGTATACTATAATTGGAGAAGAGAGACCCGATCAAGTAGCTGATAAATTTTACAATGACCCCACATTAGATTGGTTAGTTTTATTGGCGAATAACGTCAATAATGTTTATGATGAGTGGCCAAAGACACAATATGCATTCAATGACTATGTTCTACAAAAATACGGAAGTTACGAAAATTTATATTCTGGAATTCATCATTATGAAACTTCTGAGGTTAGGACAAGAGAAGGGTACATAATTGTAGAAGGTGGAAAAGAAGTCAATGAAGGATTTTTCAAAGCACCAGAATATGAAATAGAGCTAGACCCTAACGTTCAATTACCATCGGTTATTCCTGGTATTTTTGCAGCAGGATCAGCATCGGTTGATGCAGTCTCAGGAACAGTTACTCAACTAGCGATTACAAATCCTGGGGCAGGATATACTGGAATTGGATCTGTAACAATTACTCCACCACCAAATCCAAGAAAAGGTACAATATCTGTAGAACTTAATAATCCACCAGATGATAGAGAAGTTGGTTTAATTACAATTATTGATAATGGAACTGGTTATACGTTCCAACCACAAATTACATTTAGTCCTCCACCACCTACAATTACAGCAACATTAACACCTGTTATTGGTGCTGGAGGAACTATAAGATCTATAACGATTAGTAATCCTGGAGATGGATATACTTTTACACCAATAGTTACAATAGATCCACCTCCAGATGTTATCAGTAGTGCATTGTTTATTACCGATTCAAATTTTACAGTAGAAGATGGATTTGAAGGATTCTTTATGGATGCTCTAGGTGTAAGAATATACACATGTCACGGAGCAAATACTTATACTAGTGGAGTTATTGAGCATTATGAATTATCATCACCTTACAATATAGCAAGTGGGACTAAAATTGCAACTCGAACTCTAAATTTTGGTGGAGTATCCTTCATATATCTAACTGGTATTGAATTTAAACCAGATGGATCGAGAATGTATGTCTCTGGTTTAACTGGATCTGGTTTTAAAATTGCACAATATGATTTATCAACAGATTGGGATATAAGCACAGCAACTGTAGCTGGTGCGATTAGTATGCCCACATCATCAGGAATTAGAATGCAGGATGATGGGTTTTACTTGTATATTATTGAAACTCAAGATCCAGATACAATCAAAAAATACGAATTACTTGTAGACTGGAATATTACAACATTAAAACCATTACCAACACAACAAGTTAACATACAATCATTAACTGGAGAAACTTCTGTACGTGGTTTTGCGTTTAAAGACGATGGAACAAAATTATATGTCTCTGGAACAGATACAAAACAAATGCACGTATTAGAATTAGGTGCAAATTGGGATTTAGATAGTTTTACACTACTAGGTTCTCGTAATATTCAAACGGATAGTGGTGACACAATTCCTATGGATGCATATGCTAATCCAACAGAGACACTATTCATCGTTGGTGGTTCTAGTAATAGAAAATTATACCGTTATAGTACAGACATTACTGCAACAGCAACTGCAACTGTGGGTGTTGGAACTACAACAACAGAAAAAATTGTCAATATCACGGTTACAAAATCTGGAGCAGGATACACTACAAGTAATCCACCGAACATTTTTATTCAATCACCAATTCCACACAGAACAGCAACTGGTTATGTTTTAATTAAAAATGGTGGTGTTGATGAAGTCATTATGGTAGACCGTGGTTATAACTACAGAACCCCTCCAACTGCTGTAATTGAAAATCCATTGCCACCAATTACAGCAAAAGCAGTTGTAAAAACAGAATCTGGTGAGGTTAAAGAAATAACATTAACAAATCCAGGAAGAGGATACAATTCTCCTCCAGATTTAATTTTTAGTAAACCTGGGAATCTATATGAACCCCAAGTTAATGAAATTTTTGAAAGAAGTGGACAAGAATGGAAGTATGATGGATTCAACTGGAGAAAGAGACTTACTTATGGAACTGTTTATTTCGACACCAGAGCAGGAGAACTATTAGAGATAGTTGGTAAAGAATCTTGTGTTCCTGTAACAAATTATCAGTATGAAGAAAACCTCGAAAACAAAAAAAGAAATATTTACATTCTAAAACCAGAATTTTTAAGTATAGTTTTAGATGATATTGAAGGTATTATGGAATATAAAGAAGGTTCTGAACAGTATGTGTCCAGAACCATTAAGAGAGGAGATAATCCTCGTTTATATGAATAACTACTTAATCAACTTTCAGCAAGGCGCTGGAAGTAACTAAGGGCGTCATCATCCTCATCATTAGAAGAAGATGAAGAAGTCAACGATTCAAGTTGAGAACTCAACTCTTCTGGAAGTTGACTCTCTTGAGTTTGACGTGAACCGAAGTCTGGTTTGAAGGAACCACGAGTGGTATCTTCCTCTTCATATTCATCAGAATCTTGATACTTAGGAGTTCCCTTCTTACCAAGAACATAGTCAAGACGTTTTTGAAGTTCTTCAAAAGTTTTAAACTCAGAAGGAGAAACCAAAGTTTGTAGAGAATATTCTTTCTTCCATACACCCTCTAGAGCATCATCGTCTTCAAGAAGAGGTGCTTGACGATCAAACTCGGACTTATCATAGTTCCAATAACCATCAACCTTACGAATCTTCAGTTTGAAGTTTGCACCCTGCCAGAAGTCAAAGGGATTAATGGGTTCTTCATCTTCAAACTCAGGTTGCATTGCTGCCATTACCTTATCAAAGATTTTAGCACCATATTTGAAGAGGAATACTTTACCCTCATTCGCAGGATTTGTGGGGTCCTTTACAATATAGATGTTAGAATAATAAGACAGTTTACGCTTCTGCTTACGGACAGTTTCCTTATCCTTTTCGTTACCGCTATTCCAAAGTCCACGATTATATTCGGACACTGGATCCTTTTGTCCAATAGTAGTCAAGGAGTTTTCAATATACCAACCACCAGGACCTTGGAATCCGTGGGAGTACATTTTTACCCAAGGAAGGTCTTCTCCTTCAGGAGCAGGGAGAAAACGAATAACTGCATAACCATTACCAGTTTTGTCCATTTCTGGTTTCCAAAGGCGCTCATCTGCACCATTAGAACTTGTGTTCATCTTCTCAACTTCTTTTACCAACTTTTGAGTAAGAGAACCAAGCGAAGATTGCTTTTTAAGATCTGCGAAAGACATTAGATTACCTCGTATTTTTGAGATTCGGCTTGTGTGTGTCCTTTGGGGACTTGCGGTGGACACTTACCAGTATAGTGCAAGTCCCCTAGTGCGTCAACCTTCTGTTTTGTTGACTTGATCCTTCATTTGTTGAATCAGTTTTTCCATATTTGAAAAAATAATATTCATGTCCATTCCTTCTGGAAGTCCCATTGCCATTGCAGATTTAGATATATTTTCCTTCATCTTTTTTGCCTCTGGATCATTCGACAGAGACAATCTTGTATATAATACTTTTTGCTTCTCAAGCAAATCTTGGAGTACATTTACATGTTCAAGTTTTCCTTCCCTATCCATCTTAAAAAACTTGAACATATTATCGTATAGTTTTTCCTGAAGTTCGTTAATGTGTGCAATTTCGGAGCGAACAACTTCAGAATCAAAAAAACTCATAATACACACTCCTTTAAAATTTTCTTATACTTGAATATATCAATATTTAGGAAGGAATTGTATTTTTTGATATTTTTTGAGACCAATTGCCAAACTGGATCTATCAATTTTTTATCAAAATCATTCCCAAAGAGAAATATTCTGTCATATATGACCATAGTTTCTATGCTAATTTTACCATTTAAGAATTTTTTAAGTAAAGGTGGATGTCCCTTTGAGCAATCAAAAACTTCTTTAAACTTATGCTCTGTAAACAAATCGGTAGTCTCTTCTTTAAAGATATATGCCAAAGACTCTTTTTTCTTCTTCCAATTGTTATACACAGATTCACCTTCTCTAATTATTTGACCAATCCAAAGAGAATCTGCGTCTCCAGAGGAAACAAAATTAGCAACAAAAAAATCAATAATCTCTTTATCATTTTTTTGCCTACCTAACTTCTCAAACCAATATCTATCCTTCCTTTTATAAAAGGATTGCAAAGAGGCACGAGTTTTACCACAATACTTATGATAATCGTAATTATCTTTTGTAAAGTGATTTTTTAACGAAAGATATGTCTTATATACGTCAAACGGAGTCATAATTTTAGAAGGGGGGTTTTCAAAATTTTCCCCGCGATGTTTTTTTCGACTTTTTTTGAATCAAAAAACCAATTTTGCTCTAGAAGTCCTCTTTAAGAAGTTTAATTCCATCGCATCATACTTAATCTTTTCCTTTAAAGGTTTTGATATAAGTTTCGGAACTGATTCTAAATCAATACTATTCTTTTCACAGAAATGAATAATAGCATCAATATAATTCATATCTTTGTTATTTTTAACTAGAACCTCAATCTCTTGAGCAAATTTTGTCGGGCAAAAA